ATTGCAATAATCTTTTTTGCAAGCCCTCTAAAAAAGGGGGTAATCTTTGTATATTTTCAACTGTTTGTGTTGACATTATGCCCTCTTCTCTAAGTTATCCATCATATTGTATGCTCTTTGTATGCCTTTACGTGAATTACCATCACCTAATCCTTTAACAGCATCTTTTGTCAAAACAAATTCACCAGCCATTAACATTGCAGGAACATCATCTTTTGTTCCTGATCCTTCAGATGGATCTATGCCACCAGTTCTTCTAGGAAAATCCATTATATTACCACCATCTGCAGCATATGTTATGCCACCTATTCTTCCACCAGGTCCTCCTGCACCAAATGGTCTTTTTTCAAATGCTGTTCGATCGTCAGTTGGCTCATCACTACCTGATAATAATTGAGCTAACAGACCTGCAGTTAAACCCTCACCCATTGGAGTATTTAACAGTCTTGCCAATAAATTATCGCCACCAACACCAGCAGACTTAAGCAACTCTGCACTAAATGTTCTTGGTTTAAAAGTCTCAGCAATTCCTTTGGTTGCTGCCTCTGTTGGAACTGAGCTCACTCCCATTTTCGCAGCAATTTCTGGGTTTCCAGCCATTGTTTTTGCTCCAGACTGAGCAATTGTTCGGTTTGCAGCTTGACCAGCAGCCTGTTCTGCACCACTAAAACTATCAAAAGCAGCACCACCAACACCTGCAATCAACGCATCTCTTAACGCATCTTTAGTTTTGCCACCCATTAATTTAGAAGTTAAAGCTCCAGTAACGGCTCTTTGAAAGAAAGGACTCATACCAGTAGTGCCAAGTGCAGCAGGTCCTTAAAACGCTCCAATAGCTATGGGTGCAACAGATTTTAATAACTTACCTAAACTCATGGCTCTATATTAACCTATATTTATTATTACGTCTATGTCTTAACTTTAATTGTTCCATTATCGTTAAATAATGATCCTGCTTCTAAACCCTCACTTGATGTTGGTAAATCAGTAAGTGTTATTTTTGTACCACGTAATTCACCAGGATTTTGCAATTGATTAACCAACTGACTTAAACTTCTTACCATCTCACTAAAATATTGTGGATCATACTCATCTGGTGGCAAGGAGAAATTTGGTGGTACAAGTTGTCTACTCATCTATCTCCATCCCTTCTTAAATCAACTCTATTTGTTCCAAGTCTCCAATTAACTTTTGGTGTAGTGCTTTCAACTCTTAATCCAAAAGATCTGCCTCTTAATCTTAAATGATTGATTTCTGTTGATGATGTTACAATATTTTCAGATGTTTTTACAAAACCACCATTAGGAGATCTTTGTGCTTTTAATGAAAACAAAGCTTTTTTATCGCTTTCATTTATATCATTATCACTATTATCAAAGCTAACGTCAGGTATCATTCTTCTCAAAAATACAAATTGATCACCATCTTGTATATCTATAGGACTTGATTGTATAAATGATGTAAAAGCAGTGCCATCATTATCATTACCCTTTTCATGGTTGTACAAAAGATTAGAGTCAGTGGCTATAGGATATTGATAAACTCCACGATCTAACCACGAACTTCTTTTTAAGTTACCTACATACCATATTTTTTGATCATAATTATACACTACATATTTATCATTTTCTCCATCACCACCATTTGATACTGAATTTGTGGTTGATGGATAAAACCAAAAGACCTCTCCAAAAGCTGAATTTACTCCTGCATAAACTTTACCTGCTTGATTTTCATTAAAATCTCCAAATACAAAATCTCTAACAGAACATGGAATCACTTGGACACGACCATCATATATATAAAAACGATCATAGCCCATCCACATAACAGCATCACCTACAGCAATTGCACTGTTAAATCCACGGACAGTTATCGCACTAGCTAATTGATTTATACCAAAAGTAAAAGGTGGTCCTATAAATTGCATACTATGTACAGAAGTATCTGTTAAAATAATTATTTCTCTTCTTGTTTTGACTGCTGTAATTATCTCTGATCCTGAACCTATTCTTAAACTACCTGCAGTATTTGTAGCAGATGGTGTCCAAAAAAAAGGATTTTCTTGAGAGCTAAATCTAACTAAAAGTCTATCTTGTTCCTGAGAACCTAAAGGACTTGCTCCAAAACAAATAACATGACGATCTCGTTCAGAGACTATTACTTTTCTTGATTTAAAAGGAGCTGCGTCAGATAATTCTAAAAATGACTTAGCCCGTGTGCTTGTGCCAAGAGTTTTGTCCCAGTAAAATAAAAAACCATCTCTCTGATTAAATATTAAATCCTCTCCAAAATTATCTTGAGACCATAAACGTAGTGATTCTCCAGTAATTGTATCGTTGGATCTTTCTCCCCATCCTGTAAAATCATCAGTGGAATTTGTATTACCAGTGGCTAACTGTACAATACTTCCGTCAGCATGAGCAGATGCTGTTGTTCCCTCAGATCCTCTTGTAACTGTTAAATTATTTGAAGAGACATTTGTAACTGTTAATAATTCATTATCAATCAATATAACATCTGTTGCGACAATTCCAGAAGCAGTAGTGACAGTAAGCGTTGTATCAGAATTAGAAAATTCTGCACCCTCATTTATTGTTGTAGTTAAAGCAAAGCTATTTGTACCACCCCATTTTCCTGCACCCCAACCAGTACCAGGCACAACAGTGTTTATACCTATATTAAACTGATATTCGGCATCAGCAGAGCCAGCTCCTGTAAGAGCTGCATCAGCATTACCACTTAAAGTTATTACATAATTTGCACTATCAGTTACAGATGTTATAGAAAATTCATTGTCTAGTTTAGTATTTAGAGCACTGTTTCCAGTATTAGCGTTACTAAATGTAACGAAACTACCAGTTCCAGCTCCATGATTAGGATCATTAACAGTTACCGAAGCAGAAGATGTAGTTGTTGTAAATGTTATTGCCATTTTAAGAAATACCCACTGTAACTGTTGATTCATTTGTAACAGATATTGTTACATTACCTACTGCTGTATTCATTCCTATGTCTACTAGTGTTGTATTTGTAATAATTGTTGGAGTGCCAACTGCTGTTGTGCCAACTACTTTTAATTCATCTACTGGATTTTCTGACTCTACAGAAATTGTCTGTGCATTGTCTATTACAACTGTACCCACTGCACTAGTTCCTGCATTTCCAGTTACCAATGATTTTATAGTATCTCCATCAAAGTCAACAGTTGTCACACCATTTTCAACTTTTCTTCTTATTGGAGTTATGTCTTTTAAATCAAGGGATTCTTCAATATAAAATTTTATTTCTGTACCAATACCAAGGTACTTATCACCCTCTAAATTTGCCCATGCATGTAAAGATCTAGATGTCCCTAAAAAAGTGGTGACTGCATATTTTTCCCATCCACCAAGTTTTTCTGGATAACCAAAACGAAAACGAATAAGATCGCAATCATTCCAACCACCTTTATTGGAATAAGATGTTGTTTCTTTGTTAATACCAGGTCTAAATTTTAAAGATGTAATTGGCATAGTAAAATAATATTACAATTTAATGTGAAAAATGTCTATACCAACCCGTGGCTATATATTTAATATTACTAATAGGTGGATTACCTCTATGAGTGTGAGTAAAATAGGCTGGAAATAAAACCATAGATCCTATTTTCGGCTTAATTCTCATAGAATAATTTAAAAACTCAAGCTCTCCACCTTCTTCAACATCATTTAAAAAAATGCTCCAAGCTAAAAATCTTGTTTTGCTTTCGTATGGACCAGCGTTATTTTCACTATGCCAATTATGAAAGCCACCAGAAATAGGCGTTTCTTGAAATTTAAAGTTTTCAAAAAAAATATTACCATCTTCAAAAAATGAAGAACAATTGTTCGGAAAAATTTGTTTGTATAAATTTAAATATTCATCTAATGCTTTTGAAAAAACTTTAGAACAATCATCTGTGGTCATGGATTCTAAAGTTGACTGCCCATCCCATTGTTTGTCTACTCTTTGTGGTTGATTCGAAACTATAAAATTATTTTGTGAATTTAATTTTTCAATAATTTTTTCACAAATTTTTGGTTTTATAGCATTATCAATAGTAACGATAAAGTTTTTTACATCCACTATTTTATCCATTATTAAAGTCCTCCTCTACCAAAACATAAGATATGCGTCACCAACTCTTGAAAGAACATATTGTTTCATTCTTTTAAAAGCAAAATCTAAATCATTTAATAAAATTTCAATGTCCTCTGTGCCAGTATAAATTCTTAAATATTGACCAGACGGCACATAACTTGATTTTAATTTTCTAATTTTAGATACGTCTGTTGTTGCTAATAAACTATGATTCCCCCCCCACGAAGTGCCTATTTTAAATATCTTACAATTATTTACTAATTCATTTACAGCTTCTTTTGAAATATTATCTTTAAACTCCACAGCAAAAACACCAGAAGCACCTTTAAAATATTTTTTCCATACTTGATAATCTGGATGACTTTCTAAAGCAGGGTGAATGACTTGTTTTATTTCTTCTTTACTTTCTAAAAACTTTGCTATTTCAATACTATTATTAGATGATTTTTTTAATCTAATAGACAATGTATCTAAACCTCTTAGAACTAAATAAGCATCATCAGAACTAACACATATTCCACTGTTTCTGCACCATCTTTGTAGTTCTGATAAATATTTTTTGTTAGCTAAAGTCACACCCATCAATACATCCGAGTGACCTGAGGCGTATTTACTTATAGCTTCAATAACAATATCAGCACCAAAATCAAATGGATTTAAATATAAAGCAGTTGCCCAAGTATTATCTACAATGGATTTTAAATTACGTTTTTTACAAATTCGAAGTACATTTTTTACATCTGCTAATTCAAAGGTATATGCACCAGGACTTTCAACATAGATTGCTCTTGTATTTCTTTTTATTAAAGTTTCTAATTTTTTTAAATTTCTTGGATTATAAAAAGTAAACTCTATTTGTAGTCTAGGAAACTCTTGTTCAATGTATCTTCTTGCAGATTCTAGTACGCAGTCTGGTATCAAAATATGATCTTTTGATTTTAAAATTGACATCAATGCTACTGTTATAGAAGTCATACCAGAAGGTGTTAAAACGCAACCATGTGCATTATAAAGATTAGACAAACGATTAATTAATAAATTAGTTGTTGGTGTACCCTCTCTTCCATATTTATTTTTAGTTCTAAAATCTTCCATGTTAGAACTTGTAATTGTAGTTGCTCTATGGATGGGTGGAGACAATGTACTCATGGAATTTGAACATCTACTTTAATATTACCTGAACATATTACACTATCTCGACCAAAAGATCTGTGTGGCAACCAACCTGGAAATAGTATTATATCTCCTTCTTGAACTGTTATTTCATGTTCTTTATTTTCTGCTATAAATAAAATTTTTCTAATATCATCACATTTTAAATACCAAACAAAACTATAATAACCAGGTGCAGATCGATGTGTATGTAATTCAAAATGTGTTTGTTCTGTAAACTCAGTCATCCACATATCCATCATATCCATGTTTTTCGGATATCTTACAATAGCGTCTCTTAAACTAGTGCAGTAATGAGTGCAATCAACAAACAAGTCTAACAACACATTTGAAATATATGGTTTAATGTATTTATCTTGTATTTCTATAATTTGATGTAAGTCCATTTTACTAAAAAACTTTGGCTCAACACAAGATCTTACTTTATTATTTACTACATATTCATTCTGTATGGGATATTTTTTTACATCATCAATAAAAGACTTGTTAATACTTCTTGTTATTTTACCAAGAGCTATTTTTGTAGGTGTCATTATTGAATATACGGAGTTCATAATGGATTACCTTCTTTATCAATAATACCATATTTTTTATGTGATTTACATTTAGGACATATATCACAAGTCCAATCACCTGAGTTACAACTTCTAACTAATTTTTTTAAATCCATTTCCAAAGAATCCCAAGATTCTTTTTTGTTTTTAAAACTATCTATGCCAGTGCCTTTGTAAATTGTAGCTGGAGTGCAATACTGAATATCTTGATTAGTGCCTCTATTTCCTACATCCAAAAAATATTGAAAGTTTTCGTGAGTGAAATATCCAGGATAAGTGCCTAAACCATAAAAATCATCAGGGTTGTATCTATCTTTTAAGATATCGTCAGAAAAAGTAAAATGCCCTATCCACATTTTTTTTATTCCATAAGTATTACAGAACTGAGAAGCAAAAAAAGCACCCCATTGATTATCAGAACCAAAATAACTGCGTTCATCATGCTCGTCTAAAGTTGTTAACACAGTGGCTTGTGAATACTCAAAGTCACCATATTTTTCTCTCACATATTTAAGAACATTATTCGCTGCAATGTTTTGTAATCTAATTCTTGGTTGTGCTCTTTTTGCCCAACCCATTTCAATATAAAGCACTCTTACTTTTTTCTTTTCTTGCAAAAAGTGTTTTAGTAATACTGTGCTATCTATACCCCCTGAGAAAAGAAGTAATTCTGTATCACTCATATAAACTAACCCTTTGGAAAATTTTCAGAAATAAGAGTGGGTCTTGAATATGCTCTGTCATTAATATACTCAAGTCTTGGTCCTGCTCCAAAGTAATTTATATTAATAGTTATTCTAAAAGGAACATTAGTTGGCGAGGAGCTTGAATGTGGTGTTGCTGCATTAAAAATCAACAATCTGTTTTCTATGGCTTCTATCTCTGTGCCATCTGCCATGTAAGTTGGAGCATCACACGCAGTCACATAAAACAAAGCTCCTTGATGAAACATTTCATAATCTATATGTGGTGCGTGTATATTATGAGCTCCTGTTCTAACATACAAGTTAGCTTTAATTCTCATCAAAGCATTAATATGTATTTTGGATGTCAAGTTTATAAATGGATTTATATCAACATCTTTTCTCCATTGATCTGTTGCATAGTCTTGGACATTAAATATAAGTTTAGCAAGATAAAAGTCTTCATTTGATGTATCGTATGCATTTATTTTTTGACTTACATTCCAACCCATTCCTGTAGTCATATAATCCTTCAACAAACCAAAATCTTGCAACGGAAGAAAATTGTCCCACACAGCATAATAACAGTCACCAAAAGTGCTAAACTCGCTACACTTTTTTGTAAATTCATTTTTATCCATATCTATTCCTTTTATCTAAATGATGGACCAAGAAACCAACTCACTAGACTATACCTGATACCTTTAGTGACTGGTTGGACTCCGTGATTTAAATAAGACGGAAAGAAAACAACTGTTCCTTGTTCTCTTGCATCTTCTTGTACAAAATTTTGTTTATCGTCTGGAAACTCTAACTGACCACCTTCATAATATTCAGGTGATGTAAGTTGTGCAGACATCGATAGTTTTCTAACTGGTTGATTTGGTGGGTTTTCGTAAAAACCATCTATATGTGGTTTGTAAAAACCTTTATTTTTTTCATCATATTTAGTTAATTGAAATGTTTCTGGTTCTATTAAAGTAAATTGATAAAATTCTTTGTTAACTCTATCTACTAATTCAAGTATTGGTTTATATAGTTCAAAATATTTAAGGCTACCATTAAAAAAACAAATTTCACTATCTCTTATTTTTTTGTTTACCTCGCCATCTCCAATACTACCTTTGAAAACCATCTCATTTTTTTGTAGCTTAATTATGTTCTCACAAAATTCTGAAGATAGTGCTTTTTTTGCTACAATTATGTTTCTTTTCATTGTGTGACTGCCGTGTCATGGTATAAATCTGGTCTTTTGTCGTACTTATATTCTGGATAATATTGACCATCTTTTTCTATATAATGAAGAAAGACTTGACGATGCCAATCATATTTAAGTTCGTGTCTCCAATGCTCTTGAACACAACCATTATATATAACACCCTCACCAACATTTAACTTAAAAATTTCATCCTCTACATTTATCGACCATATATCTTCTTTGTGAGAGGCATCTATACAAAGAGTTACACTCACTTCACAACTGGGTCTATCTTTGTGAGGTGGACAATCTTGTGTTTTAAAATAAGTTCTCCAAAAAGAATAGGTTGGCACTAATTCTTTTCCATAAGATTCTTCTATTTTTGGTTTAATAAAATTTAGTAAATTTTCAAAAACTGGATCAGCGTACACACTTTTTGATCCAGCAAACATTTCATCTTTACTTGGTTGTATTTGATTTTCTACATGTGCCATATGCATAGACAAACATCTAGCATGGTCTTGTTCTAAAAGTTTTAATTTTTTATTGATCATCTTTTGCTACCTTATAGATAAATCTATAAGAAATAAAGATATAAGTCAAACATTATGACCAAGGAAAAGAAGCTACGAAATTACCATCAGAATCATTACTGCCTTTAGGAGAAGAGCCATTAACTTTTTCTTGAAAGTCAATATCAGCCTCTATCTCTGCTTTAATATTTGCTAGTATTGAAGAATCTATTCTGTTTTCAACCCATGTCTTAACATCTGCTTCTTTAACAGATCCATATGCAGTAAAGCTACTATCTATATTGTCTACATTCATGTCCAAATCAAAACCACCTTCAGCAGATATGCTACCAATTGTTTCACTAGTTCCTGTCAATGTTGCATCAACCCTAAGTATAGCATCAGTGTAAGTTTTTCCACTTTTTGTAATATTTTTTGTGTATAATTTATTTATTTTCCAAGCATATGTTGCCATTATTCCGTGCCTCCTGAAACTGTGCCATTATTTGTAAAAGTTACGTTTGAAAATCCTTCTATTGATTTACCTGCTGCTCCAACGGCTCCAGCAGAACCACCACTAGAACCTGATGTTGATGAACTGGTGCCAGTTGTTCCTGTAGATCCAGCAGAACCATCTGCTCCAAAATCTCCACCAGCACCTCCAGTAGCACCTGCACCACCATTTCCAGCAGAACCAGTTGATCCACTTGATCCACTTGATCCAGAATCACCACCTGGTTGATTGTTAAAACCTCTACCTAAACCACCAGCACCACCAGCACCACCATTATGTCCAGTTACTTGTGTTTGCTGTTGTTGTGATTGTGGGTATTGTCTGTAAATAGCGTATCTTATTGATTGTCCCCAACCTTGTAATTCCATAGAAACACCTATAGGACTTGATTGCTGTTGAGGACCTCGGTAATAAGTATATTGACCTTGAGTATATGATGTAGAGTTATAAGGTAAATTAACAGTGCCTGGTGGTCCACCTCCAAATCTTGCTCTTGATCCATAAGTGTTGTTAGTTGTACCTTGATAAAGTGTAAAAGCATTTGATGCTGGACTTTGGTATGGACCAGGTGAACCATTTAATCGAACCCACATAGAAGCATTATCACCTGGTGAATGTTGATAGGTTGGACCTTGTTGAGCAGTGGTCTGTTGTTGTTGTTGTTGAGAAAGATTGCCACCTTTACCTCCTCCTCCACCACCAGAGCCACCTCCACCTCCAGCTAGTAAACTTCCATTATTTACAAAAGTCACTGCTACAGAGGCTTTGAAAGCATCACCACCAGCAGATCCAGCAGACCCAGCACCACTATTAGCACTTCCACCTGATCCACCTGCTCCACCAGCACCCATGATAGTTCCATTATTTGTGATAGTAATTGTACCATCACCACCACTATCTGCCTCAAGAGCATATTCAGAAGTGTTGTTTGTTCCTAAAGTTACTGAAGCTGGAATGACTACATTTTTTGGATAGTCTACTCCATAATCTGTAGATCCAAACAAGTCAGATAAGTTTTGATCTGTAGCACCAGAGGAATATGTAAATGTAAAACTTTTAGCTTGATCGTAAAAATCACTTACATCTAAAGCACCACTTTCTGGAACACCTGCTGCATCATTTGTGGCAGGATTAGAGGGATGCTTTGCTCTAATGTTTGAGCCACCTCTGTAAAGATCGCCAAGACTGATGGCACTTGAACCACCAACAAATTCTGTTCTTAACGCTGAAAACGATAGAGATTGTCCAGAGCTTGGTATCGTCACCGATTAACCTCCGTTAATAATTTGTTGCTTAAGCTGTTTTAATTCATTGCTAAGTTCTTTGACTGCTTCCATCAAAACTGCTGTTAACTTACCGTAGTCTACAGATTTTGTTTGCATCTCATCATCTGCTGTTAACACTATTTCTGGTACAATAGTTTCCATATCTTGTGCTAGAACACCAACTTGAGTTTTAGCATTTTCAACATCGTTTCTTTTGTAATAAATACCTTGCATCCTCATAACTTTTTCTAAGGCATTATCAATAGGACTTATGTCTGTCTTTAATCTTTTATCAGAAAACGCAGTTACATCATTATTAAATGTTGCAGCACCTGCAGCAGACATATCTATTGTTAAAGCAGTTATTTCACTTGTTGAATCTTGTCCTTTAATAATAAAGTCTTTATCGTCAACATCTGTGGCTATTACAAAATCACTTGAGGAATTTATAAATTTTGCGATTGTTGTGCCACCATCCTTAAAAATAATGTCTGCACCATCTGCATCTAAAGTGATATCTCCAGCAGAATCAAGTGTAATAGGATTTGCTGCTATTGTTACTCCAGTTGTACCATCATGTGTTAATGTTACATCATTGTCAGCACCCATGTTTAATATAGCAGAATCTGAGGTTAAACTTAGATCGTCTTGAACTTTTAAATCAACTACTGATAAAGACGCAAAAGCATCAGCGACTGCTGCTCCACTTCCTGCACCATCTAAATAAACTGCTTTAGCATCTCCAGGAGGAATAGTTACATTAGCACCACTACCTTGTGATATAATTATATTTTGTGATCCACTTGTTCCGTTTTCAATAATATGCACTCTTTTCATCGTATTTGGACCGATAGTGATTGTGCATGCTGAATCTAATGTACCAGTATATTTAATATACATCGCTCTACCAGCATCACTAGCTCCATCTGCTATTGTACTTGTATGAGTATCAGCATTTGTCGTTATGGCTTCTGTGCCAAATCCAAGTGCTTCACCAATTAATTCTAAATTTGTATTTGTTGATGTACCCCAAGTTCCAGATTCGTCACCTGTGGCTATCTCTTTCAACCTTAAATTATTAACATATGTTGCCATTATGCGACCCTTTCAATCCAATTAGCCAATTGATCTGGCACAATTAAACTATAAACTTGCTCCTCGCCAGTAGAGACAGTAGCACTAACTCCTGTTAAAGATAACACACAAGACCCTATTTGTGCAACTCTATCTGAAGAAATATCTGATCCAAACAAATTATCGCCCTGTAATGATTGTGTAAGTGAGAAAGTTAATCCTGCTAATCCAGACACTACAGGACTTACATCAATGATTACTGTTTCATTACCTAATCCAGTTGTTCCGACAACAGTTGTAACAGGTGCTCCAGTTGTTGTTAATAGGTCATAAACAATTGGAGTGTTAGCAGTATAACCCATCAAATTGTGATTGTAACATTGGTAATGTAAAGTAGGTGCTTTTTCTGGAACAGTTATTAAAACATGCCTGTTTGTAGCTCCGTTAAAATTTGTATCATTTACATATTCACTCTGAGTAACTTCAACGTCATCTAAATAATAAGTTATACCATTGGAATATGCAGTGCTTTTAGCTGCATCTTCATAAAAATTAATCGGATGACCATCATTACTACTATGACTTTGATCCAATTTATAGGTGTTACGTTCATAAAGATCTAATTCAACGTCTGCTGTGGCAGTTGATCCGTCAATTGCATATTTATTTGTTGACCCTTGATTGTAATAAGGATGATTTGAAGGATTACCAGAA